TGAAGTAAATCCTACTATATTGCGTTTAAAATAGTACGGAATGATCAGTCGTTGACTTAAATTGTTGAATGTTTCAGGAGACCAATAGAAATTATCTAAATCATAGATATGTCTACTTAATGCATAATTTACAACCTTAAGGAAATTCGGATCTATTAATCCACATTCAAGCCATTCTGTTATCTTTAGTGAATCTTTTGGTAATTGAATAGTTTTCCATTGTTGGAATAAAGTTTTAAGTTTACTCTCCCTATCTATCTTCTCACCTTCTCTTAATTCTTTAATATTATTCTTCTGTCTGAAGATTTCAAATTCAAGTTGTTTAATAAAATCATTACCAACATTTATTTGTCTTAAAAAGAATTTCATTCCTTTAGATAATTCTCCACCTTCTGTGAATCCAGCAGAAAATCCACAATTAAAGCAATTTACTGCAATAGACTGTGGATTATACTGAATTCCGAAGCGATTTCGCGTATCTCTCCCGTGTCCTTGGGTGTGACACAGCATACAGTTTCGTTTGTTCCAACCTTTGGGGGCTTGTTTTAACGGACCTATATTTTGTTGGATTGCGTCTTTAAGAATATCGAGAATCATGTACGAATTTTAACACATTTCGTAGAGAAAATCAAATAATCAGTTATAGAGCTGCTTTTCGTTCTTAAACTTATTAATATAATTTTGGTTGTAATTGCCTTTTCTGTAATCTCCGGGACCTACATTATATGCTATGATAGCTGCTTCTTTATTTTTCAAATGTTTGTTATACTTATTAAGTATTTCAGCTGATTTTTCTATTTGATGCTCAATATCACCACCTAATTTCTTAGAATCAAGTTTATGAACACCTGGACGGATTTGAGTTAATCCCATTGCAGGATCTTTCTTTAAATTCGATATTGCATGTGGTCTGAAACTACTTTCTATACCAACAATACATAAAATATCCTCTGCTTTAGGAAAAACAGGTTTTTCATGTTTCTTAGCAAGTTTTGCAACCTGTAATGCTAATTTTGGATCTACTTTATATTTCTTTAAAATTTTATCAGCTAATTGTTGTGCTTCATCCCTTACTGGAGCAACCTTCTTTGGTTGATATGGATCACCGTGAGTAGGAAGTTTATAACTATAATTTCCTGCAGCAGCCAAACCAAGAATTCCGGTGGCGAAGGCTCTCTTGTAATCTATTTCACATAATTGTTCTTCAGTTAGAACTTCTTGCAATCTCATCTTACGCCCTAACTATTAACTTCTTTAATATGCCGGGATAAAGAACTTCCGTACTTGGAAAATATTTAAACTTCAGCCACATAAAATTAGCTGAGAATGACCAGGATTGTGTTCCGGTATAGCAAAAATATTCAACATCCTTTGACATTGTTGAAGGATAGATTTTAAACCAACGATGATGATCTACATATGGATCTGGTGACTCTTCAAGACTTCCCCAAATTTCTAATCTACCAGTTGCCTCACAAGTATAGGTAGAGAATGAATGAACCGAATCGATATGATTTAAAACTCTTGCGCCAGGAATTCTTCTTGTATAAAAAGCAGGTGCTGGTGGTGTAGCCGTAGATATAATAATATCTGGTGTCCAATCTTCTGGATAAATTGTAACACTTGGTGGAGGTGTCTTAAGTGCCTGTTCTGTAATCTCAATCTCCATTGCAACATTATCATTGTAATCACTATATAATGGTTTTTCAACATAATAATCCGGAGCATTAGAAACAAAAGCTTTTGTTTGAATCAATACAAATTCATATAACCCTGCACGAATAGGTGCAAGATCACCAGAATCTAATTCTAATGTAATAATACCTTTGGCTGGTCCAAGACGGCAAATTTTCTCTAAAGATATTGTTCTATTTTCCGTATCAATAATTCTCGCATAAACTTGACTATCACAATCGATATTTGTAGGAACTCTATCCGGGCCTAATACTCTAAAAATTAATTTATTATCAAGTCCCTTATGAGCTTTCAGTGGTACATTATTATTCATTGGTCCGTTGTCCTTACATGAGCAAAAGGTGTCACCAACAGCGAGTAATCCCCATACGTGGTCATAAAGATATGTTTTGTGAAATGTGACGTCCATTTATTCCCTGCCTTTCCTATATTTATCACATCGAGCTTCGAAAAAAGTTTCTTTTCTATGTCAAAAATATAAATAAGTGGTATGATAAATTTAGAAGAAATTAGAGAGAAATTCCCCTTTCTCACCGGTATAAGATGCCAATGCCACGAGTATATCGGCATTATACAAAATTCCGACGATAAGATCATCAGCTTTTATGATTATGAATGTATCCGGAGTCCCGAAGAAAAAGTAATTTTTCTCGAGAATGGTGACATTTGGTGGTGGGAAAGCAATAGGCTGCTGCCCATTAATATCTTCTTACAAGGGCAAATGCAACAGTTTCGATACTGTATGAAAACAATTGTAAACAAAGATGTAGAAATTATGTTTGGCTCGGTAACGAGCCTAAATAATATTATGAAGAAACGAATTAAAAAGCGTCAGATTCAATTAATCAGAAAAGTGCCTTAATCGTTGGATAAAGTTTCTATCAGTAAATTAAGGTGCACCACAATAGCAATTGCATAAGCAATTCCGTGGGGTCTCTTAAACTGATACGCGTCGTCGCCTTTAATCCAAACGTCTTTCCTAATATTATCCCAGCTTTGATGTTGTAGATGCGCTTTTCCTGGGCGCATTATCGCAAGGATCATAGCCAAATCTTCGATAGATTTAGGCTTATATTCTACCAACAGATTACTGTGTCCTTTTAAATGAAATAGCTTATCAGTAATCTCTTCATACTGAAAGAAATCCCAGGGTGGTTCTTTTTCTATTAACTCAAACAAATGCTTTTCAGACTTAACTCCTTCATACATATTCACGTTTAAGAAATCAATCTTGAAATATCCATAATCCCTTGCAATCCTATGATCGAGAGTTGCCATGTTAGCAACTGGATCACGTGGAATATTTTGGAAATAAACGCCGGTATTATGTTTTTCATGACTTCCATCTGCACGATCAATACGTCCGTAGATACATTCAATACCTCTTAAGATATCTTCTCTACCAAAAACGTCCACATCTACATCTGTTTCAATGCGCTTCATAATCCAGCTTGCTCTAATAAACTCTTAATGTACTCTACATCGTCATCCGATTTCTTAAATTTACGCATCCAATATCCCGGATCAATCATACTCTTAATCATTGGATCATGATCTTCGGTAAACCTGCTTTGTAGATCTTCTGCTGATTTACATAGATATAACACCCATGGACTAATTTTTCCAGTCTTTATAAGGTATGCTGCCTCATTTGCAGAGATATTACTAAAAAACTGTGTGAATGGTGTATTATTTTTCTCAGACCATTCAATAATTACAGATACAGTTCTATCTGCGGCAGTTGACGGAGGTTCTGTCTTTACTAAATTCTCAATATACAATTCATAAACTGGATCAGTTGTCCATCTTGGAATCTTTAGACCACTCAGTATAACAAAGTCAATATATTGTTCAATATTAACCGGTTTCAACATTGCTACATGATTTCCAAATTTTACGAAATCAATATAGTATGGACTATCAATAAATTCTTCTTGTGTCTTTATCTTCTTTGTCTTTGTGGTGAGTATATAAAATCTTTGAAAAGTTCTAAGTCCATAACGAGCACCAGAAGTATTACTATCAAGGTAACGTCTTTTCTTAACACACATATGAGTGGCTAAGGTTGTCTCCTTATGGAACTTCTTTCCGCAATATTTACAATCGAACTTTTGTTCCATTTTCTTTGCCAACAAGATTATTTTCCTTTAAGCAGGTCCTCTATTTCTTTATCACTAAATCCGTTATCTACAAGAAAGTTCTCAAGATCCTCGACAGTATTAATCTTCTGAAACAAGTCTAATTCATCAGTCCTTAAATTTGGAAAGTATTGTAGTATTGTTTCTTCAACTCTATTTTTCTTAATGCCCTTTGGAGGTGCAACCCAATCATGTTTTACAGGTTTTCCTGTTCCGGACATTGCTAAAAGCATCCATTGTAATTCTTTATGCTTAGTTAGAAATTTAGCTCGTGAATTAACGATAGTGTTAACATTACATATCTGAATATCCGAATTTGCTCTAGTTGAACTCATCCACCGAGTTAATGTCCAGATAGAAATATCCTTTTTCTGTTCGTCATTTAATTTGCCATAAAATTTCTTATCACGGCGATCAAGTGCAGGAATAACAACACCGAATAAATCATTCTTGTATTGTTTTACTTTCTTCTCTTCAACTTCTATCGCATCAGGATTAAGTTCAAAGAAATCTTCTACCCAATTACTCAAAGAGCGCTCCAATATCAATTACATCTGGTAATTTACTAACTTCCTTAACAAACAAAACACAATTAGGGTGTGGTTTATCTTCTACAGGTACAACAAGTATGTTACCATTTTTTAATTTAGGGAAATACCATTTTACTTCTGCATAAACATTTGTGATATTAATTTCTTGAGGTCTAGGCACCATATGCCTTAAAGGATTAAAACACATTGTATGAAATCCACGATCATTTAAACTTGTAAGTGGCATTATCTCTAAATCACTATAGTCTTCGTCACACACAAGTATAGACCAATCCAATGGCATTTGTATAGTGTATTCACCGATTTTCAACACTACTGCAGGTGCATAAAAACTTTCTAAAAAGATAAGTGGAATAAAAAAGTAATCAGGATTTTTAGGATCTGAGTAATCCATTACGCAATAGCGTATATCTTCAATTTCATTCGGAATCTTATCCAAATTGTACGCTACATTATCATTCGTTAATATATTCATTTAATTTTCCAGTCTTTGCTATTTTTTCAAGATGTTCTACAAAATCTTCATTTTGTTTAGCTTCTTTTTCTTCTTGTAATTGTCTATGGTATGATTTTGGTTGAAGTGCATCCATTGGAACTCCGCATTTTAGAAGATAATCATCAAGCATATTAAGAACTCCAGAATGTCTTACTCCCATAAAAGTAAATGCAATTGAAGTAGGCTCATATGTTGATTCTAAATGAATAACCATATGGTGCCTTCCTCTAACCTCCATTGTGGCTTCTTTGATATTCACACCAACAAGTTCGTTTGCTTTTAAGAAAATCTTAATTAACTCGACGTGCGCTATATCTAATCTTGTCTCAATTATCATGATAATTTACCTTTGAAATAGTAAATGGATATTGTGCTTCTGTATAAAATTTCTTTCTCTTTGTTAAATGTCTCTTGGAGAATTTACAATTCGAACAGACATCATAAACATCTACAAAATCCTTATCTGGCGCAACTCTAATACCTCTACCAATACTTTGAATCACACGTACAAAACTCTTACCTGCTTCAAAAAGAACTAGGTTAAAAATACGGACAATATTTATGCCTGTAGATGCTACACCATACGTAGCTATAATAACCTTCCCATCAACTTCTTGAACTTCTTTGTATTCGTCTTTACGTTTCTTTGATTTCATCTTACCAGACACGAATACTGAGTCCGGTATAAGCAATTGTAACTTTTCGCCAGTCTCAATGCGATCAACCAATATCAAAGTGTTACCGCTCTCAGACATTTCAATAACTTGCTTGGCCAAATATTTTAAACGTGCTGGATTAGTAGTTAGCCATTTTAATTCTGATTGGTAATCATTAAATTTATCACCACGCAAGGTAGCAGCGGTTTGGTCAACAGGATCCTGATCTTGTAATTGCCAAACATTGACGTGTAACTGTGCTAGGAGTCCTTTATCTTGTAACTTTTTAGTTTCAATTCTCCCGAGCATTGGACCAATACAGGCCATAACAGAAACTTGTTCATGTTCCTCTTCGGGCATTGTTCCTGTCAACCCCCATCTAACAGGGGCGTTTTTTAAATAACTTGATAATAGACGCCTCAATACATCGGCCTTCGCTTTGTGTACTTCGTCTACGATGACGCACACCACGCCTTCGAAGAAATCGTTTATATTGATTTCTAAATCTATTTCTTTGGATCTCTTTGCGAGGCTTTCTAAGCTTTGCCATGTGCATATTGTGTGAGTTTTAAGATATTCTTTTCTGTCCCCGAAGAACACACCCACATCTAATCCTAAGTTTTTATAATCATCTTCGGTTTGTGTTACTAAATCCTTAGTCGGTACAATAACAATTGTACGACCGTATGGTTCTACCTTATGACTAAGGATTGCTGTAATCAACGTTTTTCCTGATCCTGTAGGTGCAATGTTTACCCCCGTAAGATTTCCAAGGTAAGAATTAATTACTTGAACTTGGTGTTCTTGTAAATTAATTGATTGGCCTGCAAATTGATGTCCTTTTGGCCATTGAATATGAGAATAACTATCTTCAACTACTTCATTAAAGACAAAATCGTGTGAAGTATCTCTAAGATCTTCAATTTCAATGTCATATCCTTGTTCTTGAACAACAGGTAATAGTTTATCTAATAAATTAAGGTATGACCTTCCACCTATATCACAAAAGGATAACATGCCATCCCATCTACCTAATTTATATGCCGGAGTATGTCTTGCATATTCAAGAAAATACTGAACTGAGTTAACAAGTTTTCTGCGTGTTACTATATCAAGACCTTCAAACCTGACGTTTACTTCGTCTTGAATTATTAATTTTGTTTTTATCATTAGCAAAGACTTCGATGTTTATATTTCAATATGTAATCCTCATCAACCTCAACTGGAAATTCATAAGGCATATATTTTATCAAATATGAATACTCTTTTCCGTTTCCGTGATAAATTACTGCCTTTATTATACCGAACTTAGTTTCGACACTAATTGGAAGTTCAGTAAGAATCCCGTTTATTGTTGCCAAGAATGTTTCACCGATAACTCCCTTCATTTCTATTTTTTGACCTACTTCTAACATATCAATTCCTCAAATACTTGCATCATCTAAACCAGCCACACGCAATTTAATAATATGACCAGTCATGAAGTTTTTAGCTTCAAACCCTTTAATAATTCCTAAGAATTTATTTCTCAACAATGCTACTTCATTAACAAGTAAAGTGGAATCAACAATTTGTTGTACACCATCGACATATTTTTCTGCGTCACGAGAACTTAATGCCTTATTGTAGGCTTCGAGGAATTTTTTAAATTCAGCTGATCTCTTCTTTCGAAGATCTATATTTAGATATTCAAGTACAGCTTCAATTTCTTGTAATTGAGCAAATCTTTGTTCTAC